ACTGGTATTAAAAATCAAATATTAAGAGATCCAGATATTGCAAGAGAGTTTATGTTATCTAAAAAATTTCCGTTTAGTAGAGACACAAATGTTTTAAGTGGTGAAGATGCAATCCCACTTGCAAGAAAAGCAAAATTTGATGAAGAGATAGGTATAAAAAGTGTGGCACCAAGAGATTACAGCGTAGAAAAATTAATATCTGATTTTAAAAAGTTTGGTAATGCAACTGACAAAGATATTCAAATGATATTAGGCTCTGGCAAATCTGGTCAGATTCCATACGTAATGGACAACTACGGCATGAGTTATACAGATGTAATTAATACATTGAAACGTGGCGATCCATTGATCGAAGGACTGGCAACAGGTGGACGTGCAGGATTTAGAGTGGGTAAAAAAGTTATAGAAAAAATAGTCAAACCTAAAAAGACTTTAAAAAGCATCGAAGAGACTGGCATGATAGATATATCCGATCCGGATATTGCAGAAGAATTTGCAAAATTTATGAAACAAATGGACCCAGAGGGAAGTGCTAAAATACAAAAAATTGTAGATGATATTAATCAAAAAATAGAATTAAAAAATTTTAAAACAAAAGATCGTAAAGAAAATTCAGACGGTGGACGTATTGGTTTAAAAGTTGGTAGTCCAAGCAAACGTGCATTTTTAAAAGTCATGGGTGGTCTCGCTGCAACACTCGCTGCAATTAAATCTGGTTTAATTGGAACAGGTGGAAAAGAAGTAACTAAACAAGTTGTAAAAGAATCTGCTAAAGATGTAGCTAACGCACCACCAAAATATTTTTTTGATCTTGCAAACAAGATTAAACTTTTTGGTAAAGAGTCAAAAGTAAAACCTCAAGAGAGAGTAAATGAATATAATTATACAGGTAAAAATGGTGATCAATATACATTAACTGAAGATATTGGAACAGGTGATATGCAAATCACAAAAGATAAAATGGGCATTGGAACTGTAGATGAAAAATCTTTTGACACTATAAATGATAGATCTATTATGGAATACAGAGCGCCTAGAAAAGATGTTGATCCAGATTCAGAAAAATTTTTAAAAGAAGGTGCCGAGTATGATGAGTACAAAGTAGAATTTGATATGGATGGTACAATGGGAGATGGTGATGTTATTAGTGAAAATATTAAAAAAGAAATTATACAAGAAGCATCAGATATACCTGAGAAAAAAATCAAACGAGCAGGTGGTGGTGTCGCTTATATGTTAGGAGAATAATGAAAGATATTAAAATTCTAGAAATTATGGAACTCTTTGATGAGGACGAAGTAATCCCAGCAAGTGAGATGAAAAGACCACAGTCCGCATTAGACAGAGAAATGTTTGAAGATGCAAACAAAAGATTTAATCAAGCTGATGGGGGACGAACTGGTTTTGATGAAGGGTCATTTAAAATTTCTGATAAAAAAATTAAAGAAATATTTCCGACATATTTTACAGAGGACTACACAGGTAAATTAGATGAAAGTAAAATTAAAAAAATATTAAAAATATATTCTGACAAAGAAGGTGGTAGAAATTATATTGGTAAAAAAATAGGTGTAGATCAATCGGTGGTAGGTAGAATTTTAAATAAGGCCATAGAAAATGACATAATTAAAAAAGTTAAACCATCAGAATTTAAAACTAAAGATGAACAGAGAATATATAAAGATATTAGTGAGAGAAAAATTTACAAAACAGTTAGACCAATTACTGCTAACGATAGAAAAATAAATCCAGATATTCCAAAGAATGCAAAATTTAAAGTGCAACTTCCATCGGGAAAAAAAGGACAGAGCACCATGGTTAAATATTTTACTACAGCAGATGCCGCAACAAATGCAATTGCAAAAGCAGATAAATTTACTGAAACTCAAAAAATAGAAAAGAAAAAAATTTTTCAAAAACCTGTAAAAGAAATACATAAAATCGCAATGGCAGACGCCGAGGATATAAGCAATATATCTAATCTATCAAAACTTCTTTACGGAAAGTCTGATGTTAAATCCATGACCATGGCTGCAAATGATTTGGTTAGATATCAACAATTCTTATTAGGTTTTGAAGATGTAAAAGGTATTAAAATACCCGCTACTGAAAAATTAAATGATATTCTTTCGGAGTTTCCATCTCAAGATCAGTGGGGTAAGTTTGCATCTGGAACTCTTAGAGATGCTAAACTACAGATAAGAGACAAACTTTTAAAAACAAAAGGACCTAACCTTATTAGACTAAGAAACAATGTTTTAAAATTAGTTGACTCTGGTGTTTATAATTTAGATGAGGTTATGGGTGTTTCAGCTACTTTTGAACGTGCACCTGGTTACACAGAGTTTGGACAAGTGATTGACAAAAATATAAATCAATTAAAAAACACACAAATTGATGGTCCCTTTTCTAGATTGTTTAAAAAAGTTTTGGATGGCACAGCAACAATAGAAGAAGTGGAGGCGTTTAATAAAAAATCTTTAGCTTTTCAAAAGAAAAATAAAATAGATACACCTGTTATAAAATATACTCCTGGAGAAAAATTAAATCCAAAAGATTTCATAGCTAACTTTGATAAATTATCACCAGAGGCACAAGCAAATGTAAAAGACCTAGCTAAAAAAGGAGTGGTGTTAGAAACAAAAGCACTTCCTATGGGAGCTTTAGAAAGTGATATCGCTAAACAACTAGCAGCTTTTTCTGCCAACCCTAAATGTAGAGTGGCTTTTAGCAAAAAGGATGGTGGTAGAATAGGTTATGCGACTGGACCAGCAAATCTTTCAGAGTGTGCAAAAAGCGGTAGAGATAGATTAGAGAAAGTAATCAAAGGAGGTGTAAAACTTGGTGACAAAGAGGGAATTCTTGCAAGACAAATTTTAAGAGCAGGTAGATCACTTGGCAGTGCCTTTACATTAAGTGGTTTGTTTGGCCCTGCTGCAATAGCCTTTACCGCTGCAGCTGAGGCAGGTATCGTTGGTTATGACATGCTGACGACAGGTAAAACTTTTAGAGAGACCATAGGAGATAGTTTACTTAACTATGCGCTTGGAGAGAAAACAAAAATAGATCCAAACAAAGAATTAATAAAAAGATTTGGTAAAAAAGACAATCAAGGTAAGTTTTTAATTCAAGGTATGACGGACGATAAACTTTTAGGTATACAACAAGTTTTAGATCAAACCAACATATTAAACACTATCTTAAAACAAAATTTAAAAGTTGAAGATCTAGCAGATCAAGTTAAGTTTCAAAACTTACAACCGAAAAATACGTTTATGTCTCCTGATGATGAAATGTTACAATCAGATACAGCGATGAGAACTAGACAATCTTTAGAAGATGAGCGACAAAAATTAAATAAGATTCTTAAAGATTATAGAACTCCAATGCCTGTCGATACAGGTGATTTAGGAGATTCTGTTGGATTAAGTATGGAAGATACAATTATATCAAATATGGCATCAGATAAATTTTTTAAACAAAAACAAGATCTCGCAGAAGCAGTAAGAGATGCAGAAATACAAAAATTAGAATCTAGCGGTCCAGTGTTTATGGGTAAATTGTTTCCTAAATTTGAAGCAGGTAGACAAGAGGATTTGTTAAATTTAAGGGCCGTGGATAACCCAGCTGTTGAGTATTCTCAAGCAAATCAATTCATGTATCCATTCGGTCTAGCAGGAGGTGGTATTGCTAAATTAGCTGGTATAGATGAAGGCCCACAGACAGTATCAATGAACCCTGACTCACAAGGGTTGCAGTCTTTAAAAAACCGTGTTAAGAATATATAGGAGTAACATATGGCAGAAATAGACAAAGGACTCCCGAACACAAGAAACAAAATAGATATCCCTTCAGATGAAGAGGTGCAAGAAGTTGCTGTTCAGGAACAAGAAGGACAAGATCCAAAAGGACCAATAGAAGTCATACCAGAAGAAGATGGTGGGGCAACTATCGATTACGAACCAGGCGCTGTAAATATACCTGGCACAGAAAATCATTTTGACAATTTAGCAGAACTTTTACCTGATGATGTTTTAGAACCTGTTGGTAATGACATGGTGCAAAACTATATGGATTATAAAGCATCAAGAAAAGATTGGGAACAGTCTTACACAACCGGATTAGATTTACTTGGTTTTAAATATGAAAACAGAACAGAACCATTTCAAGGAGCTTCAGGTGCAACACATCCAGTGTTAGCAGAAGCAGTCACACAGTTTCAAGCGCAAGCTTATAAAGAATTATTACCTGCAGACGGACCTGTAAGAACACAGGTTATAGGTATTAAGAATCCACAAACAGAACAACAAGCAACTCGTGTAAAAGATTACATGAATTATTTAATTATGGATGAAATGCAAGAGTATGAAGCAGAGTTTGATTCTATGTTATTTCATTTACCACTTGCAGGTTCTACGTTTAAAAAAGTTTATTACGACGTGCCAATGGGTAGAGTTGTGTCAAAATTTGTGCCGGCGGATGAATTAGTAGTGCCATACACAGCAACAAGTTTGGATGATGCAGAATCAATAATACACGTAATTAAAATGTCAGAGAATGAATTACGTAAACAACAGGTTAATGGTTTTTACAGAGACGTAGATTTATCTCCTCCATCAACTGTAGAACAAAACTCTGTTGAGAAAAAAGAAAAAGAATTAGACGGAACCAAAAAAGTTGGTAAACAAGAAACAATGTACACTCTGTTAGAGTGTCATGTAAATTTAGACTTAGAAGGTTTTGAAGAAGTTGGTGCAAACAATGAACCAACAGGAATAAAATTACCTTACATCGTAACAGTTGAAGAAGGTAGCCGATTAGTTCTCTCTATACGGAGAAACTATGCGCCCAATGATCTAAAGAAAAATAAGATCCAATATTTTGTCCATTTTAAATTTCTGCCAGGACTTGGATTTTATGGCTTTGGACTCATTCACATGATTGGCGGATTGAGTCGTACGGCAACGGCGGCTCTCCGTCAATTATTAGATGCCGGAACTTTATCAAATTTACCAGCAGGATTTAAACAAAGAGGCGTTAGAGTTAGAGATGAAGCAGCTCCAATACAACCAGGTGAATTTAAAGATGTAGATGCACCAGGCGGTAATTTAAGGGATGCATTCTTTCCACTGCCGTACAAAGAACCTTCTCAAACATTATTAAATTTATTAGGTATAGTTGTACAAGCAGGACAAAGGTTTGCTGCTATTGCTGACATGCAAGTTGGTGATGGTAATCAGGCTGCAGCTGTAGGAACAACGATTGCATTATTAGAACGTGGTTCAAGAGTTATGTCTGCTATACACAAAAGATGTTATGCAGCGATGAAAGATGAATTTAAATTACTTGCAAAAGTTGTATCACAATATTTACCACCAGAATATCCTTACGATGTTGTAGGTGGCGCAAGAAATGTTAAACAAGCAGATTTTGATGATAGAGTAGATGTTGTGCCAGTCGCAGATCCAAATATATTTTCTATGTCACAAAGAATTACACTTGCACAAACACAATTACAAATTGCAACATCAAATCCACAACTACACAACATGTATCAAATATACAGAAACATGTATGAAGCTATCGGTGTTAAAAATGTTGATGCAGTGTTACCACCACCAGCGCCAACAGCACCAATGGACCCAAGTATGGAACATATAAATGCTCTTGCTGGTAAACCTTTTCAAGCTTTTCCTGGTCAAGATCACAGAGCACACATAACTGCACACTTAAATTTTATGTCAACTAACATTGTAAGAAATAATCCTGCGGTTATGGCAGCAATACAAAAAAATATACTTGAACATATATCAATTATGGCTCAAGAGCAGGTACAATTAGAGTTTAGAGAGCAAATGCAACAGATGATGCAGATGCAACAACAAGCAGCAATGAACCCACAGATACAACAACAGCTACAAGCTCTTACAAATCAGGTCGAAGCTAGAAAATCTGTATTGATTGCAGAGATGACAGAGGAATATATGAAGGAAGAAAAGAAAATTACGTCACAATTTGATAATGATCCTCTTTTAAAACTAAAATCTAGAGAAGTTGACCTTCGTGCAATGGAAAATGAGCGTAAAAAAGACAACGATGAAGCTCAAATAGACCTTGCAAGAGCAAGATTAATGCAACAAGGTGAAATTGCAGAAGATAAAATGGATCAAAACGAAGATTTAGCTAAATTAAGAGCCGGAGTTAGCCTTGCAAAAACCGGAGTTAAGGAAGCAGCAATAGTAACGGGTGAAAAATAATGCCATTAAACAAAAAAGGTAAAAAAATTATGAAATCTATGAAGAAACAGTATGGTAAAAAGAGAGGTGAAAAGATATTCTATGCATCTAAGAACAAAGGTGTTATAAAAGGAGTAAAAAAAGGAGCATAAATGCAAAAACTAGATAAAATAAAAGAAGTTAAGGTTGCAGAGCAAAGTATTGAGGTAGATCCTAGATCAAAAACTACTGCTGACCAAGCTTTTAACTATATTGCTACAGGAAAACCTGAAATGCCAGTTGGCGGTCAGAAAAGAATGTTAGCAGAGAAAAAAAGAAACTCTAAAGCGTACTAATTATGTGGTTAT